ACGGTCGAGTTTCAGACGCAGTCGGAGGCCGCGGCCTACTTCCAGCAGACACAGTGGGGCGCGATGTACTGGCGCGCGAGCGCGCAGTACCGCACCGCGCGCTACTTCCCGCCCGCTCATGCCGAGGGCTTCTTCCCGTGGAATGCGTGGCCTCAATGAGCGCCGTCAGTCTGAAGCTCAAGGGCGGCACACAGGCGAAGCGCTACCTTGAGGCGATACAGCAAGCCGTCGGCGGCGCGAGCGGCGTGCGTGTCGGGTTCCTCGAGAACGCAACCTATCCGGTGACGGGCACTCAGGCCGCACTGCACGTCGCGCAGGTCGCTTTCTGGAATGAATTCGGAGCACCCGGGGCGGGTGTGCCCGCGCGGCCGTTCTTCCGCGGCATGATCGGCAACAAGCTCGGCGACTGGGGCGATCGCTTCGGCTCGCATCTGAAGGCCGCAGACTTCGACGCGCCGACCGCCTTCGAAGCGATGGGCACTGAGATCAAGGACGATCTGACGAACGCGATCGCCACTTGGCCGGGCGACAACGCTCCCTCGACGATCGCGAAGAAGGGCTTCGATCACGGGCTCGTCGACAAGGGAATCATGCAGCGGTCGACCGACTATGAGGTACTCAAATGAAACGCTTCGTCCTCTCATTCCTGCTGCTAGCTTCCGCGCTCGTCATCGCGCAGATCCCGCCGATCGCCAACCCGAACGGCAGCATCACCGGGTATCTGACAGGCACGCTCACCGGCAACACGCTCGTAGTGAATGCTCCTGTGCCGGGCGTCACCGCGACGCTATCGAGCAGCTCGCTCCCGAACCCGGTTTTTACCGGTACCACCGCCTCGATCGGCGGCGGCGCACTCCTCGCTGGCGCCTGTGCGACCGGCACCGCCACGATTGCGGGAGCGACAACGGCCATGGTGCCCGCGACGACCGCATCGACGTCTGCAGCGCCAGGCGCGGGCTTTTCGGTGTATGCGCAGGTCACATCGTCCAACACGGTCACGGTGAGCGTCTGTGCACTGGTGAACGGGACGCCGACGGCGAGTACCTATCTCGTGCGGGTCATCACGTAGGAACTGCGTTGAGTCTCAATCTTCATGCCACGGTGCGCGGCGCGATCCAGTCGGTGAACCGCGATATCACCGCGGTTTACAAGGCTTCGCTTCCCTACAGCGTCACGGCCAACGCGAAGCAGGTGCCCGCCTATGCGGCGCCGGTGAATGTGCAGATCCAGTCGCAGCCGCCCTCGGGCAAAGATCTCGCGCATATCAACTTCCTGAACCTGCAGGGCACGATCCGCACCGTGTATCTCTACTCGAACCCGCACGCCATTCAGCGCGTGGCGGCGAAGGGTGGAGATCTCCTGATCTTCCCGAGCTTTGCCGGCGGCCCGAGCTACACGTGGCTCGTCAGGGCGATCGCCGAGCGCTGGGATGTCGGGCAGAACGCGCTCGTTACCTTCCAAGGTGCGGGCACGCTGGTCATCAACACCCAAGCGCTCGTCGTGACGGCCGTCGACTTCGGGCAGCTACACGTGGGTGATGTGATCGCAGACTCGGCCCTCGCGCTCGCGCCGAACAGTCAGATTGTCTCTGGCCCTGGCGGCGTCGGTACCTACGCGCTCAACTATCCCGCGCTCGCGTCGGCCACGGGCGACACGCTCATCGTGACCGACACGAAGAGCGAAACCGGCTGGACGAAGCTCTTCGTCGTGCAGCAATTGGACACGCCGGTATGAGCTTCGCGATCTCACCAAACCTGCAGCAGGCCTACGCCGCGCTCAGCGGGTTCATCATCACCGTGCTCGGCGTGTCAGACCTCAATGCCGTGCAGGGACTCGGCAACCGGGTCTCGATGCCAGGCGAAGGGTTCATTCTCATTCAGGCGGTGAAGCGTCACCGCCTCGCGACCAACCTCCACACCTACGATGAAACGGACCCGTCACCCACGACGGCGGCGATCACGGAAAGCATCGAGATTACGATGCAGATCGACTGCTATGGCGCGCAGAGCTCGGCGGAAGTCATTGGTGCGGAAGACTGGGCCAACATCCTCTCGGCGACGCTGCGCGATGAGTACGGATGCACCGCGCTCGCGCCGACGCTGTCGCCGCTCTACGCCGACGATGCGACAATGATTCCGCTCACCAACGCGGAAGAACAGTATGAAGAGCGCTGGATGGTCGAGGCGCACTTCGAGTTTGATCCGACCACCACGATCCCGCAGCAGTACGCGAACACGCTCAAGCTGCGAATGTGGGACGTCCCCCTTCAGGCTCCCTACTAGGTGACGCTCATGCAGCCTTCAATCCCCGCAGCAATGTTTGCCGATGTCATCCCGAGCGTGCTCGCGGCCGGTGCCGCAGACCTTGCGATGAACGCGGTCTTTGTCGACAACACGGGCGACACGTCGATCCCGATCGGGACCGTCATGCAGTTCCCCTCCGACACCGCGGTCGACAACTGGTACGGCCCGAACTCGGTGCAGGCGGCACTCGCGGCGATCTACTTCGCCGGCTACAACGGAGCCACCGCGCTCCCGCCCTCGCTCTTCTTCGTGCAGTACAACACCGCAGCCGTTCCGGCGTATCTGCGCGGCGCATCGCTCGCAGGGCTGACGCTCGCCCAACTGCAGGCCTTCTCGGGCGTGATCACGATCGCCATCAATGGCGAGACCGTCATCAGCGCCAACATCAACCTCGCGGGCGCGACGAGCTTCTCCAACGCCGCGGCGCTCATTCAGGCGGGGCTCGATGTGACGGGCGGCACCTTTACCGGAACCGGCTCGCAGGCGCTGGGCGTGCTCACGATCGCCTCGACCGTCTCGGGCCAGCTCCACGTCGGCGACGTCGTGACGGGAGCGGGCGTCTCCGGAGGCACCGCGACGATCCTCTCCTTCGGCACCTACACCGCGATCTCGGGCGTGGGCACGGTGAACGTCAGCACGAGCGGCAGCACATCCGTTGCCGCGGTCGATGTGTCGAGCACCGCGAGCTGCACCTACGATGCGCTCCGGCAGGCCTTCGTCATCACATCGCCCACCACGGGCGCGGGCAGTACGATCGCCTTCCCGACCACGGACGCCTTCGTGACCAATCTGCTGCTGACGTCGGCGAAGGGCGCGGTGCTCTCGCAGGGTGCTGCGGCTGCAACGCCCGCCGGGACGATGACTCAGGTGACGACGCAGACGATGGACTGGGCGACCTTCATGACGCTCGTCGATCCGGACGCCGGCGCAGTCGGTGGCCCGATCAAGGTCGCCTTTGCAACATGGAACGCCGCGCAGAATGCGGCCTTCATGTATGTCGCCTACGACTCGGACCCGAACCCGAGCACATCCGCGAACGATGCGGCCTGCTTCGCCGCGCTCGTCGCCTCACTCGTGGGCGTCTTCCCGATGTGGTCGGCTCTGCAGGGCCCGCAGAACGCCGCCTTCGTGTGCGGCCTCACCGCCGCGATCAACTTCAATCAGCCTGGCGGGCGCACCACTTACGCCTTCCGCTCAAGCCCGGTCGTTGCCCCCGATGTCACGAGCCAGCAGATCGCCGCCACGCTGGGCGGCGCGACGCCAAGTCAGCTCGGCAACGGGTACAACTATTACGGCGGATTCGCCACGCGCACGACGGCCTTCAACTGGCTACAGCGCGGACGCGTCACGGGGGGCTGGAATTGGGCCGACTCCTACGTCAATCAGATCTACTGGAATGCGAAGTTCCAGAACGATCTCGCGGAGCTTGAGACCCAGCTCCCGGCGATCCCCTACACGCAGATCGGCTACAACGACATCCATCAGGCGCTCGCGGCCGATATCGCGGCCATGGGGGCTTTCGGTGCGTGGGTCGCCGGCGTCGCGCTCTCCGGTACTCAGGCGCTCGCGGTGAACACCGCCGCCGGGCTCAACATCGCCCCCGTCCTGCAGTCTCAGGGCTGGTACCTGCAGGTCGAAGATCCCGGGTCGACCGTGCGCGGGGAGCGCGGGTCGCCGATCATCACCTTCTGGTACTCGGACGGTGGCTCAATCCAGCAGCTCAATCTGTCGTCCGTCGACGTGGAGTAAGCAACCGTGCCGCGTTCAATCACCAGTGCAAACGCTACCCTGACGCTCTCCTGCCCGCAGGTCTTTTCGACCCCGCAGGTGATCGAGCAGTTCGCAACCGACGACGCCTTCGACACCGAGAACATCTCACCGAGCGAGGCGCAGATGGGAGTCGACGGCGTGGCCTCCTTCGGCTTCACGCCGTATCTCGTGAAGCAGAAAGTCGTGTTGCAGGCTAACTCGCCATCGAACGACGTCTTCGATCAGATCCGCCAGGCGATGCGTGCGGTGAACGAGACCTTCGAGATCGGGATGACGCTCACGATCCCCTCGATCGGGAAGATCCACAACTTCATCAACGGGAGCTTGACCGGCGACATGCCAGTCGCATCCGGCAAGAAGGTTCTCGGCCCGCAAACGTACGAGCTGACCTTCGAGGATGTGACCACTGCTCCGATCTGAGGGTGTAAGCTACACGCCAGAAGAAGCAACCACGGCCTCATGAATGGCACGGCGATCAACAACCGTCACGATCGATGGAATCCGGAGCGACGAGCCCGGGCACCGCGACTGCGGGAAGACGTTCATCATCACGGAGCTGTCGGCGCTCGAGGGCGAGCACTGGTCATCGCGCCTGCTCACGCTCGTGATCGAGAGCGGTGTCGAGCTGCCGGAGGGGATCGACGAGAATTCGGGAGCTTCGGGCGTCGCGCAATTGACCGCACAGCAGATCATCGGCATCGCGCCGCTGATTGCGCTCCTGCAAGATCCCGAGCTGGACGCCGCCACGTGGAAGGCGATCAAGTATCTGCACGCGCCCGGGCATCCGCCGCAGCCAATCGCGCAGGGCGATCAGTGTCAGATCGAAGAGATCGGGACGATCACTCGGCTGCGCGTCGAGATGCTCAAGATGCATACGGCTTTTTTTTCAGCCGGAAAAGCATCGACTTCGGCACCTACTTCGTCGGCAACCCCCACGGGCTTGCGTCCTACGAGAATCTCCCGTCCGCGATCGGTGCGGTAGTCTCGGCCGGTAAGGCCACACTCGGCGAACTCGACACGACGCTCGGCGTCCGCGATCTCTACGACATGGTCGAGATCGTGATGGTCGACGCCTACAACCGCCACATCCTCGAAGAGAAGGCGCGCAATGGCCGGTAGCGTCATCGACAGCCTTGTCATCACGCTCGGGCTCGACTCGAAGGAATTCGCGCGCGGCGTCAAGGGCTCGACCGAGGAGCTGGCTACCTTCACGAAGCGCCTGGCCGGCATGTTCCTCGCCGTGCGCGGCCTCGAAGACGTCGTCGGGTACTTCAAGGATCTGCACGCGCAGCTCGCGGAGATCGGCTTCACGTCGCGTAATTTGGGCGTCGCAGGCACCGAGATCAAGAAGCTCGGCGAGGTGTCGGAGTTGTTCGGCGGTCAGGTGAACGATGCGGCCGACTCCATCCAGAACCTGCAGAACTCGGTCTTCAACCTCCGCTACAAGGGACAGCTCTCCGAGAATCTGCTGATGTTGCAACGCTTCGGCGTGGCGTACCTAACAGCGTCCGGTCATGCGCGATCCTTCAAGGACGTCGCGCTCGATGCGGCCCGCGCCATCGAACGACAGGCGAAAGCCGCCGGCATGGACAAGGGTGAGCGCTATCAGATGGCGCTCTCCTTCGGGTTCACCGGGGGCGTTGCGTCCGCAGTCGCGCAGGGCGGCAAGGGGCTCGAGGCGGCGCTCGGCAAGGCGCAGATCGATCAGCGAGCGCTGAGCGAGAAGACCATACAGGGGCAGGTCAAGCTCGATCAGGACATCACCCGGCTGCAAGAAGCAACCGCCGCTCAGTCCTCCGCGATCCTCTCCAAGCTCACCCCAGTCGCCGAAGACGTGGTAAAGGGGCTGCGACATCTCGCCGATGAAGTGCTGCCGAAGCTGGTCGACGCGCTGAATGCGCTGATCAACTTCTTCAAGAACCCGCCCCCGTGGGCTGCGGGGATTATCGACGGGATCAAGACGCTCGCCAATGCGCTCGGCCCTGGCGGCACGCTGATCGCCGCGATCGGCGCGCTCACGCTCGCAATCGGAGCAGGAGGGGCGCTGATGGGAGTCATGGGCACGCTCGTGAGCGCGATCGGCGGCCTCGGGCTCGTGCTCGCCGGCGGCGTCGGCCTCGGCGCGGCGATCGCCAAGGTGCCAAGCGGCGGCCTGCTCGACAAGCTGAATGAGAAATTCCTCGACTGGTTCGGCCCCGGCAGCTCGGCCGCGGATAAGGCGGCGATCGGCAGCACGCCACCACGACTGCTCGCGCGTCCCCCAGCAACGCCGGGCGCACCGCGTCCACTCGCATCCACCGCGGGTGGCTCGACGTCGACGAGCAGCAACGCGACCGCCGTGCATATCGACGAAGTGAACATCAACACGAGCTCGTCGACGATGAGCGGCACGGGCGCAGATCTCGGGAATGCGCTCGGCCGCAAGCTCCTAGTTGCGAACGCTGATCAGGGACAGGGGTGAGGCCGTGCCGATTCAAATCACGGGCATCCCCTTCGTCCCGCCGCAGGTAACGGTACCGGGCATCATCGGCTTCGCGACGCAGGCGATCTCATCGGCCTTGTGGCAGGCCGCACAGCAGCCGCCGGCGTGGGGCATCTTCGATGACACGGGAGCGCTCGCGGTCGAGCCTGACTCCGTGCTCGATTTCACCAACCGGCAGGAGTACGACATTGCGCAGTTTCCTGTGCAAAAGGGGAGCTTCTCCGATTACAACAAGGTGCTGAAACCCTTCGAGGTTATTTTTCGACTGAAGAAAGCTAGCACCGTCGACGATCGCGCAACCTTCCTTCAGGATCTCGACGATCTGTGCGCCTCGCTCGATCTCTTTCTGGTCTCGACGCCAGAGCGCGACTATCAGGATGTCAACTTCGAGCGCTACGAAGTAGTGCGCCGCGGGGCGAAGGGCGCATTTCAGCTCACCGAAGTGGATCTCTACGGACAGCGCATCATCGAAGTGCAGGCGCAATATTCGACGACGTCGGTGCAGACGCCAGATGCGCAATCTGAAGCGGCGTTGCCGACATCCAACGTGGGCAACGTGCAGCCCGGGAACCCTGATTCCCAGCTCGCGCAGGATGGGCAGCTCGCGCTCTCGACGCAGGCGCAGTTTCCGCAGGGGTACAACTGATGCAGGTCGTACCCATGGCTGCGGTGCCCTCGCAGAACCTGTCGATCGTTCTCTCCGGACAGAGCGTCACGATCAACCTCTATCTGCTCGGCGCGCAGGAAGCCGAGGCGCTCTACATGGATCTCGCGGCGAATGGCGTGCCGATCTTCTACGCCCGCCAGGCGCGCGCCTACGGTGCGCTGCCGAATACCTCGCCGCGCTGGATGCTCGCCGGGCGGCACTACGAAGGATTCGAGGGCGACTTCCTCTTCATCGACACGCAGGCGAGCAACGTCGTCCCGACGCTCGATCCGCTCCCCTCGGGGCTCGGGAGCCGCTGGCAGCTCATGTACTTCTCGGTTGCGGATCTCAACGCCGCGGGGCTCGCCGCATGAGCGCCACCCCTTCGAGCTTCGTCAACCGGCTGCTGCGCGCATCGCTCGTGCTGCCGCAGGGCAACTTCCCGGGCACGAACTCGAACACGCTCGTCCTGCCTGCGCCGGGATCTCCGGTCGGTATTCGCATGTCGGCGAAGCTCACCGGTGCTGGCAACTTCACCAACACCTGCAAGCTCGACATCTTCGGCATGCGCCAGGTCGACATGAATGCGGTCACGGTGCTATGGGCTCCCTCGAAGAATTCCGGCGTCGTCCCGACCGGCGTCGTGGCGCGCGCGATCCTGACGCTCGAAGCGCTCGACAACGTGACCGGTAATTACCTACAGGTGTTTCAAGGGCAGTTTCAGGACGCGTTCCCCGATTACCGAGATCTCCCCGACGTGCGCCTCACGCTCTCGGCCGCGAGCGGCTATGGCCAGCAGATCCTATCTAGCGCGCCGTCGAGCTTCTCAGGCGGCGTGCAGATCGCGGATCTGTGCGCACAACTCGCCGGGAAGATGGGCTTCAGCTTCGAGAACAATGGCGTCACGGGATCTCTCAACACGCCCTATCTCTCGGGCACGCTCATGGATCAGTTTCGACAGGTGTGCGAGGCCGGCAATATCGACTACTACTTCGACAGCAAGCAGATGCTGATCATCTGCCCGAAGAATCAGCCGCGGCAGGGGAAGATCGCCGTCGTGCTCTCGCCCTCCTCGGGGCTGCGCGGGTACGTATCGCTCGCGCGCTTTGGGATCGAAGTCGACTGCCTCTGGAACGGCGCGATCGAGATGGCCTCGCCGATCATCGTGCAGGACTCTGACGTACCTGGCACGAATGGCAACTGGTACCCGTTCGCCTTCGAGCACAGCCTCGACAGCGTGAAGCCGCAGGGCTTGTGGTTCTCGCACCTGCAGTGCGCGCCGTTCCCGAGCACGGTGGGGCAATGAGCACGCCTGCCTCACAGATCGCCACGCCCTTTCAGGAGCCCACCTCCGGCGCGACGGAGATTCAGGCGCTGCGGTTTCTCATCCTGCAGCGACTCCTCAAGGTGCAGACGATCACCGTAGTGCGGGTCGTTGCGGTGAACCCGGGTGCGGTCGGCCCAGTGGGCACGGTCGACGTGCTGCCGCTCGTCGGCCAGATCGACGGCGCGGGGAATGTGATCCCGCATCAGACGATCTTCACGCGCCCCTACGTGCGGCTGCAGGGCGGCGTCAATGCGGTGATCCTCGACCCGGTCGTCGGAGATCTCGGGGTGTGCCTCTTCTGCTCGCGCGACATCTCGGCCGTCATCACCGCGAAGGCACCGTCCCCCCCTTCCTCAAGACGGCTCTTTGACTACGCGGACGGGATCTACTTGGGCGGGGTGCTGAATGGCACGCCCTCGAACTACGTGCAATTCGCCGCCGACGGCACGATCAAGGTTGTGTCCACGGTGGCGATCGATCTGCAGGCGCCGGCGGTGAACATCACCACCACGGGAAACACCAACATCAATGGTGCGATCATCTCGCCTGCCGGCGAAGTGACTGATGCGCTCGGCAAGGTACTCGGCACGCACCTGCACTCGGGCGTTCAGAGCGGCGGCAGCAACACGGGGCCACCGGCATGAGCGCGCCCTTCAATACGCTCTTCCTCGATGTCGCGTCGTGGGATCTCGTCGCCGATGCTTCGGGAAATATCGCGATGGCGGAGCCGAGCTACTCGATCGTGCAGGACGTGGCATCCGCCTGCCGTGTCTTCCTCGGCGAAGTCTATTACGACACGACCGTCGGTGTGCCTTACCTAGGGCAGATCGTCAACGGTGAGCCTGCGGCGCAAAACCAACTGCAGCTCCTCGGCCGCACGCCCGCGCTCAATATCCTGCAGAGCGCGCTTGCTCGTGCAGCACTCGGTGTGCCGTGGGTCGCAGGCGCTGAAGCGATCATCTCGGCTTTCGTCAATCGCCAGGTGCAGGGTCAGGTGCAGATCACGACCGAGAGCGGCTCAACTTTCACGGTAATAGCATGACCACCAACGTCCCGAACATTCAGTGGACCGAGCAAGGCCTCATCGTGCCGACCGAGGCCGAAGTACTGCTCGGGGTGCAGGAAGATCTGAACGCCGCCTTCGGGGGCAATCTCAACTTCGCCAACCTCTTCACCCCGCAGGGCCAGCTCGCGAGCTCGCTCGCCGCGGTGATCTCCAACGCCTACGCGCTCTTCACGATGCTGGTTAACGGCGTCGACCCCGATCTCAACTCCGGCTTCATGCAGGATGTCATCGGGCGGATCTACTTCCTCAATCGCGCCGCGGGTACCCCGACCGTCGTCGAGTGCACCTGCGTTGGCCTTGCGGGCACCGTGATCCCGGCCGGCAGCCGCACCGCTCCGCAGGCGCAGGACACGGCCGGCAATCTCTACTACTGCGTAGCGGGCGGCACGATCCCCGTCGGCGGCTCGATCGTGCTCGAGTTCGCGAATGTGCTGAACGGCCCGATCGCCTGCCCGATGAGCACGCTCACGACCATCTATCAGGCGGTGCCCGGCTGGGAGTCGATCACGAACGCTGGGGCAGGTATCCCGGGCTCTAACATTGAGAGCGCGGCAGCCTTCGAGTATCGGCGCGAGCAGTCTGTGGCGGCGAATGCGCACGGCTCGGCGGATGCGATCTATGGCGCGGTGATCGACCTGCCAGGCGTGACCGATGCCTTCGTGTACGAGAACACGACCAATGCACCGATCCTTGTGGGCTCGACCAACTACAGCCTTCTTCCGCACTCGGTTTATGTGGGCGTGATCGGCGGCGTGCCGCAGGCGATTGCTAACGCCATCTGGACGAAGAAGGATCTCGGCTGCGACATGAATGGCAACACGTCCGAGACGGTCGTGGATACCAAGTACTCCTTCCCGCAGCCTTCCTACACGATCAAATTCAACGACTGCGCCGCGAATCCGGTCGGCTTCACGCTCACCGTGAACATCGTCGCCTCGACCGCTCTGCCATCGACGATCGTCGCCGATGTGCAAAACGCCTGCTTCGCGCAGTTCAACGGGACGAATGCCAACGGGCAGCGGGTGCGCATCGGATCGCTTCTGCTCGCGGCTTCCTTCTACGGCCCGGTCGCTACATGTGAGGGCCCGAGCGTGCCGGTGCAGGTGCTCTCGATCTACATCGGCACCGCCTTCTCGGGCCACGGCACGCTCGTCACCGGCACGGACGTCCTCACCATCACCGCCGTCACATCCGGCACCCTGACTGCGGGCACCGAAGTGTCGGACGCCTCGAGCCAGATCCCGGCCAACACGCAGATCGTGCAGCAGCTCACCGGCTCGCCCGGCGGCATCGGCACGTATCAGATGAACAAGAACGCGCTCTCGACCGTGGGCGCGCCCGAAGTCATCACGGGCGCAGCGACGGGCACCGCAGCGCAGATCGGTATCGATCAGGCGCCGGTGTTGAGTCTGGTCAACGTGAATCTGGTGTAGGTGGATGAGCCGCACCTTCACATTTCGCGCCACCGTCGACACCGCTCTCTTCGGTGTGATCGGCGCGGCCACGCGCCCGAACGGCACCTCGATCGTACTGCGGCAGGATCACACCTTCGGCGACAGCGATGTCTTTCGCAGCACCGATGGTGGCGTGACATGGACGGGCATTGTTAGCTTAGGGTGGGACGGCACCGGGTGGATGCTCTATAACAACGGGCACTGGCTCGCTGGCTCGTTCAACTCGCCCACCACGACCTACTACTCTGCCGACGACGGTCTGACGTGGAACGCCGTCACAAACGCAAGCGGGTGCGGCACACCGGGAGCCGCGGGCGACGGTGCCAACACGATCGTCATGCCCGGGAATGGCGGCGGCGGCAGCAAGACCGTCTACAGCCTGAACAACGGCACCTCGACTGCGGCCGCTGCTTCGCTGGCGCATTATTTTGTTCCTGCCGACAACGCCGTCCTATGGGACGGCACGCAGTTTGTCGGCATCGGGTTAGATTCGGGACTCAGCAACCGCTACATCTTCACCGCAGCGGACTTCTCGTCGGGAACTCCGGTGTGGGCGCAGGTCGCCGGACCTTCGACTGTGCCGGTCGCTCAAAATGGCTCGTGTTCTAAGTTCGCCCACGACCCCGCTCTCGGCTATCTCGTCTCGGGGACAACTAACATCGGTGGCGCTGCGACGTGGTACACGAGCACCGTCCTCGCGAACCTTCTCTCGAGCGCGGCCATTACTCCGATGGGAGTGACGGGCGGCAGCGCCTTAATGTCGTGCGCCTGCAACGGTGTCTTCTTCATCGGAGACAGCGCGGGGAATCTGTGGGAATCCTCCGACGGCGTGACATGGAGTCAGGACGTCACCAACTTCGCTCACGGTGACTACGCCACGTGGGTCACTTTCGATCCCGTTCACCACGTCTTCATCCTGTTCGGCAGCCAGGGGAGCGTCTGCAATGCCCCCGCTGGAACTAACGTTCCCAATGTTGTGGGGCTCACGCAGATTGCGGCCACGCTGGCGATTACGAGCGCAGGGTTCACCCTCGGGCCGATCACCAGCACTTATAGCGCGACCGTCGCCCCCGGGCTCGTGGCGCTTCAGCTCCCCGTCGCAGGAACTCTTGCAGACCCCGGCACGCCGGTGGCCATCACGCTTTCGCTCGGCTCGCCCGAAGTCGTGGTGCCCGACGTGATCGGTATGACCGCGGCGCTCGCCGAAAGCACGATCGCCGGCGCGCAGCTCGTGACGGGCGCGATCAGCGGCATTCTCGATCCTGATATAGCGATCGGGAGCGTGGGCACGCAGAACCCGCTGCCGGGCACAATCGTCTTCGCGGGCACTCCCGTAGACCTCGGGATCTCCTTCATCGTCCCCGAGTTCGATGTCGACGCGACGGTGATCAGCCAGTACGCGAATTCCCAGACGATCCTCGCGATGGTTGCCAACTTCGCGGAATACTTCGACCCGGCGCAGAACCTGCAGAGCTTCTACCTCGACGTGTGGAACATCGACACGGCGATCGGATTCGGGCTCGATATTTGGGGGCGCATTCTCGGCGTCTCGCGCGTGATCCCGATTCCCGGGACGTCCGGGGCTTTCGGCTTCGAGAACAGCGACACGCCGCCCGACTGGGAGAACTTCGGCAATCTCAACGACGTGCTCTCTGGCGGCCCCTTCTTTAGCGGCCAGATCTCGGGCAATTCGTACAAGCTCAACGACGGCCCCTACCGGACGCTCCTTCTCACCAAGGCGCTAGGCAACATCTGCGCGACGACGGCACCGGCGTTGAATGCGCTGATCACGAACCTCTTCCCCGGGCGCGGTCGTTGCTACACCCGGGACGGCGGCGCGATGACGATGACCTACGTGTTCGAGTTCCCGCTGACCACGATCGAATACGCAATCCTTGCGTACTCAGGTGTCCTCGCTCATCCGGCGGGCGTGGGCGTCAACATCAATGTTGCTGCTGGTGGTTTCTTAGGCTTTGCCGAAGCCTTGCCAGGCGTCGAGCCCTTCAACTTTGGGGTATTTTTCGGAGCGTAAACCAACATGGGCGTCCCTAACCCGACCTTCATCCCCGAGCCATTTGCCAACACGGCACCCGGTGGCAACGTCAACTTCCCGATACCGGATGCTCCGCCCGGCACGCCAGCGAACGCCGCGAGCTGGTCGAAGGGCTTCCCCTCGATCACGATGCAGCCGGAAGTCTCTGGCGGTTTGCCGCCGCTCGGTCAGGACTTCAACGGCATTTTGCAGACTGTTACGCAGGGGCTGTGCGCGCTTCAGGCTGGGCAGTTCTATCTCTACAACAACACGTACGCGACTGCGATCAGCGGTTACGACTTGGGCGCGATCCTCTGGATGCTCGACGGCACGGGCTTCTGGCTCAACATCTCTGGCGGTAACACCACCAACCCCGACAACGATTCGACCGCAGCCAACTGGGTGCCCGCGATTTCGTATGGCAAGACGATCATCACAGGACTCACTGGCGGATCTCTCACGCTCGCACCCTCGCAGTGGAAGCGCGGGCTGATAGTCCTCTCGGGCGCACTGACCTCGAATCTCACGGTGAACATGCCGGCGACGATCCAGCAGTGGCTCATCTCGAACGCCTGCACGGGTGCCTTCACCGTCACCGTGAAGACCGCTGGCGGCACGGGTGTCGTGATTCCCGCGGGCGGCCCCTCCTCGCCCACCGGGGTCTATGGCGACGGCACGAACATCTACCTCAGCACGTCCCCGCTCACCGTCCCGATCGCGGTGCCGGCGACACCGAACACGATCGTAGAGCGCGACAACCTCGGCAACGGCTTCTTCGTGCGGGTGAATCTCTCGAGCGCGGCCAATGAGAACCCGA